TAACCCATTCGCTGAAGGTGTTACTCAAGGTTTGGGTCGTCTTCGTGTCAACTCTAACCGCTACTACAGACGTGTGGCTGTTAAAAACCTCATGTGATATGAGTGGATGTTGTGGGGCTGGATGTCCCACTTGTCCTTTCAGACCCCCATCTCGGGGGTCTTTTTTTATGTCTAGGTATTGACAGAAACGTTTCAGACAATTATAATAACGTTAGTTAGTTTTTAATTTTCCTCCAATGACGTATCCATTATCAGACTTTAATACAAAACATGTTATTGATACACCTGGTAAAAGAAACTATTTTCAATTCATGTTTGATCAAAGTGGTGGTGACGGCAAGGTATTGGATCGTATCGATAGGGGATGTGGCCACCTGATAGTCACCAATCAATTTAAGTATTTTTTGACGATTGTTGATTATGATGAACTGAAAGACAGAGTTCTTGAAATTTATGATCTCCCAAAGAATCACAACAAGCGTCACTGGCCTCTTGAAGACAAGATTGATGCATATGTGAAAAATCGATGCAATTGTCTTGCGTCACAATGGAGAGGTAAAACCGTTCAGATTTACAATATGTTGAATGATAAATCATATCCAATCACATCATCATTCATCAGTGATGATACTCCTAAACTTAAAAAACAAGATTCTTATAATCAAGTACAGGAGATTCTTGAACTTGTTAGGAAACTTGACAAGAAACAGAGATCTGTTTTAGATACATCGTTAACACTCATCTCATAATACTATAAGATCCCTGGTTAGGGTCTTTTTTATGCCTACTGATAAATACTAAAAAAGAGTGCCGATAGATGGCGACAAGAAGACCAACACAAAATCAAACTAAGAAAGCTCTTCCCTCAGGTCAACCTTCTAATAGAAACTTCCTGATACCAAATAGTTTTCAATTTTCTATAGAAAGAACTCCCACAGTTGGATTCTTTGGTAGTATAATAAATGTACCAGGTATGACCCTGGGGGTCACAAATCAAACTAATTATCTCAAGACTGTTTCTAGACCTGGAGAGATCTTAGATTTTTCTGATCTAGAATTGACATTCTTTGTTGATGAGAATCTTCAAAATTATCTTGAGATTGATAAGTGGATGAGAGGATTAGGTTTTCCTGAATCTCTTGAGCAAATTTACAATCTTCAAGACGAAGGTATGGGTACAGTTGGTTTGGATGTTTATTCAGATGCAACTCTTGTCATCAACAACAATCAACAAGAACCAGCCTTTAATGTAAAATTTAAAGACATGTTCCCATACTATCTAAGTCCTCTAGAATTTAATTCTCAAGTAGGAGATGTTGAGTATCTACAGGCTAGAGTTGGTTTTAAATACCTTATATACAATATTACACCCGGTGGCGGGTCCTGTTGCTAATGATTGATTTACCTACGATTCAGAAAATGTGGGAAGAGGATTCAAAGATTGATCCTGATAATCTACACACTGAGTCATTGAATATTCCCGTATTACATGCGAAATATTATGATCTATACAATAATCTGATTCTTTTGAGAAAGAAAGCAGAACAACAAAGAAAGAATATCCGTCATGAACGGTATGAGTACTTTGCAGGAAAGGCAGATCCTCAAGTTTACATCGATAATCCATTTCCTAAGAAGATTAGAGATAAAGATACTATGCAAAAATACCTTGACGCAGATGAGAAACTAGCAGGAATTTCATTAAAGATTGAGTATTACGATACAATGTTGAAATACATTGAAGAAATACTAAAACAAGTTACTAATAGAACATATCAAATTAAAAATAGTATAGATTTTATGAGATTCTCTTCTGGTATGGGATAAATAAAATTATCCCCCATTCTCAAATCATTGGACGAGGAACAAGAACAGTTTGATTATACGATGCACGTCTCTATAGATGATGTGCGTCTAATGCATCACTGCATTGCTGAGACAATCAGGACATGGCCTGGTTCTCCTGCTAGACCAGCTGAAGAACAAGAACATATGTGGCTTTTAAGAGATCAATTTCAAAGAATGATGTTGGATTATTCTTTTCAGAATAGCTAATAAATACTTATAGGTGACCATATAAGTATGGCTGATTTGACCATAGAGAAGGTAAATGAAGTTTATCTTAGAATCTCTACGGAACCACATATTGAATACGAACTTAGAGATAGATTTACCTTTGAAGTTCCCAACGTAAAGTTCATGCCTCAGTATAGACGGAGGCATTGGAACGGAGAAATTCATTTGTTCGATACCAGAACAAAGAGAATCTATGTGGGACTTCTTGATAAAGTTATTGCATTCTGTGAAAAGTCTGAATATAGTTTTGAATTTGTAAATAATAAATTCTACGGACTTCCCTTTGAGGTCAATGAAATGATCTGCAAAGAAGGTGTCAAAGATTTTATGGCATCTATTGCATCATTGAAACCAAGAGACTATCAAATAGACGCTGTTCATGATGCTCTGAGATATAATCGGAAGTTATTGATTAGCCCAACTGCATCAGGTAAGTCATTTATGATTTACTCTGTAGTAAGATTTCATGTTGGTTTGAAGAGAAAGGTTCTACTCGTGGTCCCCACCACATCACTAGTGGAACAGATGTTTAAAGATTTCCAGGACTATGGGTGGGATGCTGAAAATCACTGTCACAGAATCTATGCAGGTCGTGAGAGGGTCAACACCAATGAAGTAACCATAACTACCTGGCAGTCAGTTTATCAACTGGATAGATCATTCTTTGAGGAGTACGATGTTATTATTGGTGACGAAGCTCATCTGTTTAAGAGTAAGTCACTTATAGGGATTATGGACAAGTGCCACCATGCTAAGTATAGATATGGGTTTACTGGTACTTTAGACGGGACACAGACCCATAAGTGGGTCTTAGAGGGACTGTTTGGTCCGTCATACAAAGTAACAGGAACTAAGAAGCTAATTGATGAAGGTCATCTAGCTAAACTTGATATTCAGTGTCTTGTTTTAAAACACCGTCCTCAAAAGTTTGATACATATGAGGATGAAATCAAGTATCTCATATCTCATGAGAACAGAAACAAATTCATATCAAATCTGTCAGTTGATTTGAAGGGTAACACCTTGGTTCTTTATACAAGAGTTGAGACACATGGTGCCATACTCTATGACCTAATAAATAACAAGGTATCAGCCGGTAGAAAGGTCTTCTTCATCCATGGTGGTGTGGATGCAGAATCCAGAGAACAAGTTAGAAAGATTACAGAGGAAGAGAAAGACGCTATCATCGTTGCCTCCTTCGGAACTTTCAGTACAGGGATTAACATCAAAAACCTTCACAACGTAATATTTGCCTCTCCATCAAAGTCTCGTATTCGGAACTTACAGTCTATTGGTAGAGTCCTAAGAAAAGGCAAAGATAAAGTGAAAGCTAAACTCTATGATATTGCAGATGATGCAACTATGGGGTCAAGGAAGAACTATACTTTGAATCATTTTATTGAAAGAGTGAAAATATATGTTCAAGAACAATTCAATTATGAAATTATATCAATTAATTTAAAAGATTAGAAAAGGAGAGTGTCTATGGACATGGAGATACAAGATGATTTTTATGCTACAATCAAACTAAGATCTGGTGACGAAATATTTACTAAAGTAGCTGCTATGGAAGAAGATGATAGGACACTGTTACTTCTTTCCAATCCTATTGTTGTTGAAGAAATTACCCATAGGGGTAAGTTTCAAGGTTACAAAATGGAACCTTGGTTGAAAACCGCTAGTGATGATATGTTCATTATAAATATGGATCAGGTCATTACTATGTCTGAATCAGATAGTATTGAGATGATTGTATATTATCAAGAATATGTTCGTAAACTTAATAAAACGAATAATATAAAACTAGATAGAAAGATGGGATTTTTGTCTACAGTACATGAAGCTAAAGAGGTTCTAGAGAAACTCTATAATAAAAGCTAAGGTTCCCTTTCATCCTGGACAAACCTATTCTATTGTTAATTCAAGGTATTGTCAACTACTTATGAAAGTGATATAATAATATGAGTAATAATTATAGTTTATGGCTGTCAATCACAATTATGGAACTATGGCAAGACCTAAGAAATCTGAACACTATGTAAATAACAAAGAGTTTCTCAATGCACTGGAGAACTACTTTGCAGAGGTTGAACGAGCTAAACTCAATGACAAACCCAAACCTAGGATTCCTAGGTATATTGGTGAGTGTTTCTTGAAAATTGCTAATCATCTATCATATAAACCAAACTTCGTGAACTATATGTTCAAGGATGATATGATTTGTGATGGTATCGAAAACTGTGTAAGATACGTTCATAACTTTAATCCTGAGAAATCCAAGAACCCATTTGCTTATTTTACTCAAATCATCTATTATGCATTTCTGAGAAGGATTCAACAAGAGAAGAAACAACTGGAGATTAAGAACAAGATTTTAGAGAAGACTAACTTCGATGAGGTCTTTGATGCCAACGAGCTTGACAGCGGCAACTATTCCGACTACAATTCCATCAAGGACGCAGTCCACATTAAACTTCGTAATCAATGACAAAAGTAGCAGTAATCACTGATACCCATTACGGTGCAAGAAAGGGTTCTAAACTCTTTCATGATTACTTTGAAAAATTCTATCGTGATG